GAAGCTTGGTTTTAATTCTTTGGGATAAGAAAAAAATGAAGAATTTTGAGTAAAAATAGGTACTTTTTGAGTAGAAGTTAAATAGATAGAAGAGAGATCTCTAGTTATATTTTCTACTGTTGTAGTAAACGATGTAGATGGTAAATTTGGGTTTTGGCCATTTCTTATAAGAGTAATAGGATCTCCATTTTTACCCTCGGAAGACCATTCTTTATTTGCAGGTGCAGCTGTGCTTCCAAATCTAATACTATTTCCCCATCTACCTTCGTATATTACATCCCCCATATATGGTTGTAAAGGATTTATATTAGACCTTTCTATAAAAGTAGAATTTAGATCATCCCTAAAAGAATTTAATTGAACCTGGGGGATAGTAGTTGAGGTTTTATTAGGTGAACCTAATTGTGTTTGTGATAATGATTTATTATCCCCGGGTGGTAAAGATGAATTTAATTGTAAATTTGGAAAAGGGTTACAATGAGGACTATTCCATAAACTTATAATATTTGAATAATAATATGATTTTTGAGTAGGATCTCCCCCTATTGCTATATTAGGAAGATTAAATAAAAGAACTAATTCATTAATTAAAGGAGGTGTAGTAATGTTTGAATGAAAGGGTTTTGCTTTATTATCTTTAGAAGTAGTTATATCTACAGTTTCCCAAAATATAGTACCAATACCATTATATTCTCCTACATCTTTAAATTTTTCATGACTTGAATCTAGAACTATATCAGTAACTCTAGCTATAATAATTTCACTTTCTAGGGAATTTATTTTATCAATTAGGGGTAATAACTGTTTATTTATAAGTGAAGTTAAAGCTCCTTTTGTTCCTAATTCAACCATTTATTCTTCTTTTTTAGGTGGTAACTGTAAATTATTTATTTCTTTAAGAAGTTGTTCTTTTTCTGCTTCAGATATACCAAATCCATTATCTTCATTACCCTCGTTTGCAAATATACGTTGGAATATAGTAGCAACTTTTATAAGTGCTTCATCATTTTTAATACCTAATTCCATGTATTCTTTAATAAGTGGCACAATCATTGTAGCATCACCTATATCACTAATTAATGGTTTTAATTCGTTGATTAATGCACTAATTTGTGTTTCTTTTTTCTTTTGATTGTCGTAAATTTCTTTAAGTAAATCCGAGTATGATTTTTTACCGAATATATTTTTGTCTAAGTGGCTCATAGTTATACGTTTGATTCATGTATAAATATGATTATTTAAGACCTTTCAAAATCTATATATCCAGTTTCTAAATAAAAGATATAACTTTCTTTAAATAGTCCATATAATTTAGTAGCTATTTTTGTGATTTTAGGGGTTTTAACCTCTAAACCATGGCTAGCCATTATTTCTCGTATATAGATGTATAGTGCTTTTTTATTAAATATTTCTAAGTTTTCCCTTTTACGAAATAATTCTAATATGGCATCCGCTACTTTAGCATCATTACCTTTAGGAAAAAACTCATTAAATCGTTCTTCTACATATTTAACATAGCTATCTATAAAAACAGATAATCTATCTTTTTCTTTTTCTTCACCCATTTGATATGAATAGTTATCATCTTTATATAATTCATCTACAGGTGCTGTTTGTACACGTTTTTTATAATTTTTTGTGTTGTATACTATTAACCAATTTTTTGTTATAGTACCAAAATATGAATAGGCTTTTGCCCCATTATCTGGGTTGAATAAATGTAATTTAGAAAGTAAAAAAGTTATTACCTCATGTTGTAGATGTTCTATTTGATCTACTTCAGTGTAATAAAATTTAAAAGTATGAATTATGTTTTCTGTTAATTTGAAAAAAGCATAATGTATTTCATCCCTATATATATTACTTCTTATTTTTGGGTTTGGTTCATTATTATATCTAACGATAGCGTTTTCGGTATCCTTAGTAAAGTAGTTTTTACTCTTGGGTCTTCTTTTTCTAGCCACGGTAATCATTTTATTTCTTTTAACTTGAAGTCATTCAAGATATCCTGAATGTTTTGGATAGATTTGAAAAAATATCCTACTTCATCATCAGATTTAAATGTACCGGCTCGATCTATTTCTTTAAGTTTTTTATCAGATGCATCTATTGTTTTAGATAGTCCATCTAGATAATTTAGATATTCTGATAAAATATCTTCTTGTTTTTCATTTTTACGTAATAAATTAAAAGTAGTAAATCCTAAGATTACTACTATTACTGATAGAATAGATATTACTATGGTTATTATCATAAACTATTTAACATGTTTTTTAACCCTTCACTTTTCATTGAACCAAGTGCTTTAGTTTTTACATCTAATTTTTTAGCCTTAGGTTTGTCTAAAACTTCTTCATTGAATTTTGATAGCCATACTTGTTCGAATTCGATTCTTGCTGCCATTAAGTCTGCCTGATGAATTATAAATACCATAGAAGTTCGAGGCTTTTGCTCTGGCATGTAACTTTTTAAATAAGGCTCATTAGCTTGATCATATAAACCATCATGCAATTTAATAGTCATCCACTCGTTTTCAGTAAGCTTAATATCATGGTCAACAAGTAATTTAATAGATCTATCTGGAACTGACATGTAGGTTAATTTTTTATTGTATTGATACATTTCACCTAAATTCTTTTTTCTCCAATCATCTTTAGATGGTAAATATGCCATTTCTTCACCATTACCCATTTTACCTAAATCATGGTTTATGGCTGAGAATACAAGTTCTTCAATAGTGTAGTTTTGTTCTGTACCAAATTCAACCCATGTTTTGTTTATGGCTAAAGCACCGCTTACAACTCGATTAACATGATCAACATATCCCCCTGGAAAAGCATTATGGTAAGCAGTTTTATGTGATGCTGGCATTAATATAAGATCATCTTCAAATTTCTTATAAAATGATAATAATTTTTCTTTTCTGGGAGATGATATATGTTCTTCAATATTGGTTAAGAATATTTCCCAATTTGCCTGAATGTGTTCCGCTGTTAAACTCATTAATCTTCTCTTTCTATCATATCAACAATATCCTGAACTGTTTCTTCAACAGTCTTTTGAGCTTCATTAATAGATGTTCTATTTCCACCTCTATGAATTTCCATATCAAGTTTCTTTAACTGACCCTGGAGTGTTCTTAATCTATTTTGTACTAATGGTTTATTTCTCATAACTTTATTTTATTTTTAATAGGGTGTTCCTTATAATCCCGTGTATCACCTTATCACACTTTTTTTATTATACGTTTTTTTTAAACCCCGTGATGGGAATATACGATGTTAGGATTTCGACTCCAAATTATCTTTAAGATACTTTTGGATTTTTACTAAATGAGCGCATTTTTCATATTCTTCTCGCTCTTCAAAAAAGGATATTGATAGTTTTAATGCTGTATCTAGGTAATCATCATGTTGGATGGTTAAACTACCTTGCCATATTTCTTCATCTATTTTACAATCTTTAATATAACTCCAGGCTCTATGATGAGCTATATATTCTCCTACATCATCCATACCGTCCATTCCAAAATCATCTTTAGGAGTTTTAAACATATTGATAAGTTTCTTTTGAAATACGTGTTGGTTTAATATAATTTTTTTATACATGCCAACTTTAAATGTGGGTGTTTTTTCAAATTGTTCTATATTAATAGTAGAAGGTGGCTCCTCAGTGTACTTTTTAGGGTCACCTCCAAATAAATTGAATATATGGTTAAGGTCCATGTCATCAATAAATATAGTACTAGTAAGGTATACTCCAAACTAAAAGTAAGAAAAAAACGTCATATGTGACTTGGATATGACTAAAAGGTTACGTATATTTATAGATATGATAAAAAATGTAATAACACTTATAGGAATAATGTTGATAGTTAGCTGTTCTACTACAGAAACAGTTATAACTCCAACAGCAAGCAGAAAAGCAATTATAGAGGGAAATGAAGTTACATTAATAACAACACATAAAATTTCCCTATCTCAATATAATGAGATTAAAAAAGGCTATAGCTTAGTAGTAGTTAAAGGGAATTAACTTAGATTTTTATATTCTTTTTCGAATTGTTCTAACGCTTGAAAGTATTCTGCTTTTTCAAGTTTGGTAAGATTTGCGTACCATTTAGGGAAATCGCCTCCTTTAATTTTTAACAACTCTTCTTTTAGGTCTCTCATCATATTTTAATTTATAGATACGTATATACTATACATACTGTTTTCCAAGTTTTTCAATTGCTTCTTGTGCTTCAACTAAGGGTATATCAAAGAATTCACGTTGTTGATTCACGCGGTAAGATGCTAATTCTTCATGGACTTCTTGCTCTAATTGCTCGCCATTGAAGCATTGAAATGCCCATTCTACTTTATAAGGCAATGCTACACCGGTAGAAGCACTAATTTGTTTAGCCCTAATCTCAGGTTCGTGTTTTGTGTAACCTATTTTAAGCATGTTAGGTAATGCCGGGTTTGATAAAATATATACCCATTGATCAGCTTCACCGCGATTGGCATATATATCTTTACGTCTGGAGGTGTAATATGTTATTTTATCCCACCCATCTTTGTCTTCTGTTAGTGTATAGAATCGGATAGGTGAATCTATTAAGTCTTCTTGTTGACTGAAATATTTGGAAGCTTGTTCTTGGGAAATTTTTTTAATATTAGGTTTGGACATTATCTCATTTTTTGTGAACGTGCATTACGTTCTATTAAAACTTTACTTGAAACGATCTTATTATTGTGTTTTGGTGTAACTTTTCGGTTAGTTCCGTAAGCGTATAGAGGACCTTCATACTCTTCACCTTGTATTCTTCTTTTACCATCAAATGATCTAAAATCAGTTGGGGTAACTCTATGCCATCTAGATAATCCTGGCATATAGATTTCTAAACATCGTGCCTCATTAAAGAGGAATTCCATTTTTTCTGTGTAACCTGTTTTTTCCATTTATATAACTATAACTTTTATTTGAGTTTCTATAATTTCTCCCGGAACTGGTGAACTGTGTCCATGATATTGAATTCCTTGTTCAGTATTAAAAACGGATTCAATAAATAAATTTATAGTATCCCCTATCATTTCATCATCTAATAATACATTTTGAGTTGGTTCATAATTATATTTTGAATGAACACCTACAATTGTTGGTGCATAAGGACATTCTATACAAAAATGTTTTGGTATTTGGTAACCCACTATATTTAATGGTGGGTGAAGATTTATTAAATCATTCATTGTATATGTGTAATTCCCAAAAGGTATAGGCGTATTTAAAGAATTATTATTAAACCACCCTAAATAAGAAAACATTGGGGTTTGGAACATAATAGAATCAAACACTACCCAATAATCTGAATCAAAATTTACTTCTATTAATGGTATACCGTTAATAATATATTGGGGATTTAATTCTGATAGTTGTCCTTTAATTTGAAAATAATTTAACCCATCCCATTTTATTTCATAATGACCATTTCCATTAGGAAAAATTTCTTGATTTTTATATATAACTGAATATATAGCATCACAATCACCATTACAAGGAGATTGATGAATTGTTTCTTGTTTAGTGCATGAAGGAGCAAATATTAACGATAATATAAGTCCTAAAAATAATAATATGTGTTTTATTGTTTGTTTCATAACCTTAATTTTGATGTGAATATACGAACCCTTTCTTGAGGAGCCAAATTTTTATGTGGGGGAAGATAAAAAACATTATTATTCCAGTATAAATATATATTTTGTCGACGATGAAGAATCCGTCGACGGAGAAGATTTTGAAAATTTTGGGTTTTGGTCCTTTTAGGTTAAATGGACTTTGGTATGTAGGATATAGGTATATACTACCTCGATGGTGAAAGGGTAAGTTCGAGTTAAACATATATTTACTTTTTTCTTGGCGATATACACGCGTATATTGACATCAGCATACATGGGTATAAACGCGGTAAGCGCGCGGTACGTACGCCGCACAACACACTTATGCAGCATATAATGTTAAGGTAATATAGCATCCCATACT